TTACTTGCTTCTAAACCAAAGGCATTCATAGAAGATGCCATTACTTTTGCTGTTTGTGCCATATCAGCACCACTAGATTCAGATGCAGAGATAACTCCAGGCATAGCTCCCATAATATCTTTAACACTGAATCCCATAGCAGCCATTTCTTCAAAACCTTTTGCTACTTCAGATGCAGATTTAGAAGTACTTGCACCGAGTTCCATTGCTTGATCTGACATAGCTTTTAATTCAGCTTTGCTTGCTCCAGCAATTGCGCCAACCCTTGACATTTGTGCTTCAAAATCCATTGAAGTCTTAACAGCAGCACCAAATCCTGCAGCAATTGGCGTTGTTACTGTCATGGACATATTCTGACCGATATTAGTCATCTTATCTCCAATAGCATTCATTTTGTCGCTATAGGCTTGTAGTTCTTTCGACCTTTGTGTCCATGGACTGTTATTCAATTGTTCAGCACGTTTTAATTCATTGAGCTCTTTAGTGACATTGGTAATGTCATTTTTCATATCTTTGAAGATGCCAATTTGTTCTTTTAGCTTTATATTTGCCTGAACAACACGTTCATCAGTATCTCCATATGTTGATGATAGTTTTCTTAATTCCTGTGCATGCTCAATAACAATTTTCTTTTGAATATCATACTTTTTATTAAGCCCATCAAGATTAACTTTTGCTTTATCAACTGCTTTATATACGTTACCTAATGATGTAACATTGTTTTTCCATTCTTGATCAGCAAGTTTTAATTTAGATGTCATACTCGCCTGCTGTTTTTCTAGCATTTGAGATTGCTTAATCATCTTTTCTTGCTGACCTGTAACAATACGCTGTTGAATACTGCTCTCTTTTAATTTCGCATTATTTTCAGCAATTTCATTGTTCATTTCATTAATTGAACGTTTTAAATTACCATAAATGCCTTCTTGCTTTTTAAGGTTCGCGGTTGCATTCAAAACTTTGGTGCTATTAGCACCGTATTCTTTAGTTAATTTTGAGACATTAACCTTATGTGCCTCTACAATTTGTTCTTGCACCCTTAGTTTGTCGGACATCCCTTTTATACTTGTAGATAATTTTTCGAGAGATCTGTCCGATTGTTTAAATGTTGATAAAGACGATTTCCACGTAGCATCAGCTACTTTCATCTGAGCATTCAAGTTAGTAATTCCCTGCTTAATTTCAGAGTAATCCATACCAACCCGAACTACGGTTTTTCCTACTACTTCATCCATTTTTCACTCTCCTTTCCACAAAAAAAATAGCCTGTTCGGCATATTAAAAATTAAAATGCGTCGAACAGGCTATCTACTTTGTTAGGTTTCTGATGATGTTTATTTTCTTCATACTCATCTTCATTTGCTAAGTTATATTGATGAATATAGAAATGATAATCACCTTCCCAAATTTCCATTGGGCTAATGTTAAAATATTTTGCTATCAATCCTATATTTTTATCTACAGTCCTTAGAATTTCATCATGAGTCATTTCTTCTTCTACTTCATCTTCATCCTCATCATCATTTACTTTTTCTTCACTTCTACGGTAGGGTTTCCCAACGCACTATTATAAGCATGATCCAAAGTTTCTTGATATTTACGTGCATCTAACCCATCACGTAATTCTTCGACTGTAAATTGATTATTAAAATATTCAACTAAGAACTTTTCTTGTAATTCTAATAATTCTAATTCACTTTCTTCTGTTGCTTCTAACAGGATATAATGTCCTTTTTCATCTTTTTCATACTTACCTTTACCATCGTTTTTATACATACGTTGACGTGTTTGATATTGTAATGAAATAGCTTTTCTGTATACTCGTCCTGGTACAATATTTGGCGCGTATACAGTACGTGTTACTCCTGCATCATTTGCAAGTTCGATTTCTTTAAGAAAATCAAATTCAATTTCTTCCTCATTTGATTCTTCAACTAATACTTCTGCTTCTTTTAATAATTCTTCAGTCATTTTAAATTCCTCTTTTCACTAATTTGTATTTTTTAATTTTGGCCAAAATTAAAAAGGGGACGATGCCCCTTTAAATTATTTTTTATCCTGCTGGTACACCAGATGGTACAGCCCATCCTTTTGGTAAACTTGTTGCTGGAGCAGCTTTACCGAATACTTTAGTAAATAATTTATCTAGTGCTGCTTTGTCATCTTTAGCGATAACTTCACGGTACTCTTTAATATTATCTGACAAACGAGATGAGAACTCACCGTTGATTGAAGCACTACCGAAGTCTGTTTTATCTTCAGCTGTTTTAGCATCGTCACCTTCAACTGCAAACACACCACGAGTTAACGCGATCGCTTCAATATCTTTATTTGCTTTTTCTTTGTAGAAAATGCATCCTACGTTAGGAGGATTCAATGTTCCACCACGCTGAATAACCGTTCCATCTTCATCTACTTCTAATCCAGCTAACCATGCACGAATTGCTAACGGAATTGCGAACGCTTGTAAATCTACTTTAGTTTTACCTTGAGATACAGCTGATTCCTGAATTTCTCCATCTCCCCAGTTTTCAATAGTATCTTGATCTTTATCTACCTTAATTTGTTGAGCTCCTCGAATATGACGAATTTCATCATATACTGGCGCCTTACCCATTTCATCTGTTGTTAATTCTGCTACATGGAATCCACTAATATTTACGAATGAACCTACTTTTTCTTCAATAGCTTTATATGCCATAATTTAATTCCTCCAATTATATTGTTTTTTTGTATAAAAAATAGACATCCAATTGAATGTCTTTAGTAAATATCTTTTTCATCTAATTCATAGGCGTAATAATAACGTCTAGCATCTCTATATAGAGATACATAATCAGTAATTTTTTCGGTGTGTGGTTCTAAAGAATCTACAAAGTTAATTCCATTTGCTTTTAATAAACGTTTAATAATATTACCGGTCGTCATCAATCCATTTTGTTGCCATATATCAATTTGAAAATGTATACCTGATGCGTGTATTTCACCATCACCAAATTCTACATCTGGCGTACCGATTACTGAAATCCTTATATATGGTGGTTTAGTTTTTAACTCTTCTGGAATAACTAAATTTTTAATATTGCTCGCAGGTACTAGTTTCGTGACTTCTGGTGATTTAATAAGAATATCTCTTATAAATTTATACGGATCATCAATCATATTTTCAAACTCCTTTTTATCTCTTCTTTCATCGCTTTTAACTTTTTATTTTGCGACATTCTCAGAGCATTTGTAATTTTGAGTTGTGGTGGCTGATGAACCGTACCCCATTCTACGAAATGAACTCTATAAGCAACCTTACTTTCTTCAGTCCATCCAATTAAAACATATCCACCATTGCTATCACTTTTAAAATCTCCAATTGTTAATGTGTCACGAGATTTACCACTATCCACAGATAAATTATTCTTAATTTCTTCAAAGTCTACTTTAGCTCCAGCATTAACAATACGTTTTTCGGCACCTTCAATATTGCGAACCATCTTCAGAAGATTTTTACTTATATCATTAATCCCTTCAATTTCAACGGACATCACTCATCACGCTCCATCACAAGATACATATATGGTTGTCGTGAGTCTTTGCCGAGTATCTCAGTTATTGTGAATCTTTCTGAATTAAGTACGACATGCATGTCTGTTTCAATGCTTTTTTGATAACGTATTCTCAGTTTTTTTACTGTTTTGTTACCCAACTGGATTTCATTTAGACTATCCGATGACTTATCATTGATGATTTCTGCCCAAACTTTCATAAGAAGTTCTTCACTAGGCGTTGACCAGCCATCGTCAGATGCATCTGAAACGCTATATATTTCAATACGTTTGTCTAAGTGGCTAATGTTGTCATTAACATATTTATTCCTTTTAAACCTCATGATCCAACACTCGCTTTCAGTTTAAGTACAAGCGAAGTTAACGTCTTATCTTCAAAATCTTCCATACCTCGTGACTCAAAGTCACGCGTAATAATATACTTTAAAGCTTTACGATAAAGAGGATAAGCAGGATCTGTTTCTTCGACATTTGGCACACCAGACAATAACAATTCTGATTGTGCTTCAGATATTAAATCTAAAATTTCATCATCAAAATCTGGTCCATCTATTTTGAGCCAGGTTTTAACTTTTTCTAATTCAATAATAAATTCAGACATAGGCTTTCACCTACTCTTTATCTGTTTCTGATTTAGCAGCGCTCTTTGTTGTTTCTTCAGGTAATCTTTCTAATACTTCACCATAATCCGGATGTGAACCGTCAATGTTGTGTTGAATTTCTTCAGCACGTTTTACAGTCATTTCAACAACTTCACCAACTTTATCAAACACACGACCTTCACGTGTACCTTCAAAAGGTTTTTTTACTCTAAACTTAGCCATTATTTATGCCTCCTAATTTATAAAATACAATACCTGCTAGATTAGCCAGCAGGTAATGTTGAAACATTTACGATACGGAACGCAGCATCTAAAGTACGTACTTGGTCATACCATGCTGTAAGTACAAATAAATACTCACCTTTTTTAACGTCTTTATCTGTATCGAATGTTGTATTTTCATAGTTGATTCCAAAATAATTAAAGTCACCAACAATTGGATTAACTGCTGAATCAGAGAACACAATTTCTTTACCGAAAATAGTCTCTGGTGCAGTATTAAAGAATGAAGTTGTACCGTTAGATAAAGTTAATAACATAGATTGATAGTCAGCATATCGCATAACAATTTTCGCATTTTCACGGTAATCTTCATGTAAATCTGCTAATGCGGCCATAATTCCTGTGAATACATCTTTTCCAGATACAGATTTAATTTTACCTGCTTCATAGAAAGACATATGCTCTAAACCAGATTTAGGTGAAGTTGCAAATGCATCTTTACGTTCTTTAGCAGCTAAACCACTACGTAGTGCATTTTCAACCCAGTTTACTAAATCTAAATCAGAACCATGTAGTACTGTGTCAGAAATTGCAGCATATACTTTAAATTTATTTTGACCAAATTTAACTGAATCACCTTTTAACTGCATTTCATGAGCTGTTTCAGTGTCTAGAATGAAATCATCGTTATCTAATGTGTAAGATAAGCGAGGTAATTCTAACCCTTTGATATTTGTCATACGAGCAATATCACGTAACGGATTTTTTGCAAATGGTTCAGTGATAATCTCTTTACTAACTGTTGTTGGTAATAATTTATCACCACCAGTTTCGTTTCCTGCAGGAATAGCATGTAAAAGGATACGTTGCGCATCTTCAGATGGTTTAGAGAATTCGTTTGGCATTAAAGCATGTCGATAGAACTCTGCTTTTGCTTTAACTACCTGGTCTTCTTTCGATAACTCTGTAAATCCTGTACCTTGTTGAGCATCAAGATTCTGTTTTTCTTTCATATCGTTTTCCATTTGGTCTAATTGAGACTTTGAAATATTGAAACGTTTTTCTAAACTAGTAATTTCAGACTCCACTTTTAAAATATCCTCGTCTTTTGAAGTAGGATCTGATACTAATTTATTTAATTCTTCTTGCTTTGCTTTTAACTTTTCGCCATTCATAGTGGCAGTTTGTCTTAAATCGAATAATGTCGGCATTTTATGCCCTCCTTTTAATATTTATTTTTTTTAATTAAAAAATCCTCGACTTCTGCTTTTAAAGTTTCGCAGCGTTCGAGAATTTGTTTTCGATCTACTTTCATAGCTTCTTTTGTATTTTCTTTTTCATCAGGTGCATTTCCTTCAATTACAGAAGTGTCTACTACTTTTTCGACATCTTTTACTATTGATTCTGGTACTTTTGAATAACGTTTCAGTTGTTCTTCAGTAATACTTGCAGCCATTTGATTAGCTTCAATTATTTGATCGGCAAATCCTAGTTCTAATGCTTCCTGAGCGGTCATCCAATAATCTTCTTGCAACATTTTTTCAAGTTCTGTTTGAGAAATTTTAGAGTTCTTACTTAGATATGCGGTATTGCTTGATTTATCCATTTTTTCGATTAAATCAGCAGTTTCACGTAATTCTTTTGCATTACCTGCAGTAATAATCCATGAATTATGAATCATCATCATGCTGTTTTCATGCATAAAAATAGTGTCACCACTCATCGCGATAACACTTGCAATAGATGCTGCTAATGCATCTACATATACATTTACTTTTGCTTTATGAGTTTTAAGCATGTTATAGATTGCATGACCACCAAATACATTGCCTCCACCAGAATTAATATGAAGGTTAATAACGTCAACATCACCAAGTGCTTTTAATTCTTCCTTAAAATCAGAGGCAGTAACGTCTGTATCTTCCCATTTTGAGTTTGTAATAGATCCATAAATATAAATATCCGCTTCATTTTGAGCTTTTTTCTGCATTTGGAAGAAATCACTCGTCTTTTTTGTCATTGTTATCACCTCCTTTAGCGGGATTGCGTTCTGCAGGTGATAAAGTGATTGGATATAAATCTCCACTTACCATTGCTACATCTCCACCTTCAATTGGTGGCATGTCTTCAAATCCACGAATTTCATTAACCGTGTACCATCCTGTTCTACCAGCTTTGAAATATGCTTCTGCTTGAGTAGCAACATCAGCTCTTAATAAAGCCTTAGTATTAAATTTGAAATAAAATCCTTCGTTTTTTTGGTTTTCATTTAATAATTTCTTATTAAATTCGTCTTCATATTGTTTTATGATTGGAAGCAATGTGTGAGTTAAATAAAATCTATTTAACTCCTCAACAGACTTCATTGAATTAGCATCGGCATTCAATAATGCTGTTGGAATACCAAAAGCATTAGCCACTCGTTGACGTGTTAAATTTTCAGCATTAACAACATCTTCTGAAACATATTTTCGGTCAAGCTTTTCAATTTCCACACCTTGTTCCTGGAATAAAACACCACCATTTTCAGAGAAAAATTGCTTAAAGTTTTCAATCACTCGTCTTTTTTGCTCTTCACTTACTGTGGTAGCATAATTAATGATAAATGCATCCATTTTCTGCATTTCATCCAAGTTGAATTTCCTTAATGCATTATCAAATTCTGTTGTATTTTTCAGCACACTTATTGGGCTGATGCCTACTTCAGAATTCATTGCTGATATGTGTTTAAAATGAAGTATTTCAGCATTATGAAATATTAATTTGTTTCCGCCATTTCTCACAATATAATATAATTCATTACTTTTCCCATCTATTGCAGGAGTAACATTATCGCTATTCAATAAATAAAGTGCTTCTGGTTGCAATAATCTATCACGAGATATAACGACATATGCATTACCCTTCTCGTTCCTAATCGTTTCAATACGCCTTATCAAATCGAAAGGTGTCATATTAACATTAGGACTTCTTGTGAGTAACCTTGCTGTATCAGTATCTTGCTTCTCATAATTTTTATACAATTTTATAGGTAAACTTGCCATAGAATTAGACAATCTACTTATCGAAGCGAATATTGTTTCATTCGTCTCTAATGTCGCCTGTTCTATTCCCCAGAAATATTTGTTGTGCCATCCTGAAAAGTCAGAAACGACAGTATTATTATGCTGAATGATAGTATTTTCTAAAGGACCTGTGATAATTCTCTTAATCCTATCCATTATTCCTACATGCTGTTTCGACACATCCTTATCGCTCCTTTCTTTTAGGATTGCTATTTGACGAATAGTTTCGAGTGTAATACCAACACCATGAGATAAATTAGATCACAATCCTTTCTGGATATAGACTATAAATTATCCATTACATCAATTTTCCTTTGTCGAAAGAGAGATTAATGTAAAAATAAATAAACCTTTTATAAAGGTCATGCTCAGGACCATGTATTATCTAAAACTTACAAATTCAATTTCTCCGCTTCCAGCCGGATTGACCATCATCTCCATGACAAGTACATGTGCATTTAAGAAAGCAGCAAAACCATCAATTTTTCTGTTTTTGCCTTGTTTTGTTGGCATCCAGTTCCCATTACGATCCATAACAAGTTTTACATTATTGATATACCATCTAAACAACTTATTTTTGTTATATTTCACTTTGCCATCAATAAATATTTCTTTTAAATTCTTCATTGGTGCATTTAAAGTTTTATGTCCCTGGATAATCTTAACCATTTCAAAACCTTTTGCTTCTAAAGATTTATTTAATCTAAAGGCGTTGTAATTATCAAATGCGATTTTTTGAATAGAGTATTTTTTACTCATCTCTATAAACCAATCTTCTACAATATCCTCTTCTACATAATCCTTTTCACAAATAGTCAGTAATCCCATTCGTTCATATTCTTCATATGGAATAGAATCATCTTCCCTTGATTTTTTACGTGGAATCCATGAATGACTAATTACTGCAACACTGCCATCATCCATTGGGAATTCAAGACATGCACTAGTGAAATCTTCAGTATTTGACAAGTCATAACCACCAATACATTGTTTCCCGATTAAATCATCTGGATTAAATTCTCCATCATTCCTAATCAACGTGTCATAATCCAAGAATGATAATTCATCATTATCCGCAAAAATATTAAATTGTTTTGTTATCCAGTCAGCATGTTGTCCAGGATTTAATTTATCAGTGTTATAGTCTTTAACTAAAGAAGGTAAATCACTTGTCACACCTATATTCGGATTAGCTTTCATCCACAATTCGGGATTTTCTATCTCTTTAATGTTATCCATTGAATACATCAAATAAAATTGTGAATCCTGGTCTACTACACCACGCACTACATCTTTTCCTAATTCAACAAAATCAACTAGTGGTCCATCTAATTCATAACCTGCAGTGGTTATATATACTAGCAATGGTTGTTTACGTGCTGACCAAGACCTTTTAATAACATTGATTAATTTATAGTTCGTAAATTCATGTATCTCATCAAAAACTGCAAAAGATGTATTCAATCCATCTAATTTCTTAGAGTCAGATGCGCGTGGTTCAATCTTTGATTTACTTTCAGGATGAGTAATTGCTATACCTGTTTCTTTCATCCGCTTTTTTAAGGAGGGTGAAGCTTGTACCATCGCACGTGCTTCATCATATAACTCTCTCGCTTGTTGCTTTGCATTTGCCAATACGTAAACTCTAGCACCACGCTCACCATCCTTAGAAACAGCATAAGTAGTTAAACCTGAAATTGTTGTCGTTTTCCCCGCTTTACGAGGTACAAATATCAATCCTTCTTTAAATCTTCTTAATCCTGTATCTTTATGAACCCAGCCATACAAAGAGCCCAAAGCAAAATGTTGCCAGGGCTGAAGAATAATATTAAAGAAGTCGCCTTTCGACGGCTTACAAAACTTTTCTATAAATCTAATTGGCCGATGTGCTTTTTCTTTATCAAATATATATGGAAAATCTTCTGTTCCAGCACGTTCTAAATCTTTCTTATGTCTTTTACACGCCCAAATAACATCTTCACATGCATGTATTGCACCGGAAATAATTTGATCAGCGTACCAATCTGTCAGTAAAACATCTGAAACTGAATCAAGAATGTTACCCGCTTTGATTTGCTGTGCTCTCCAAATCAGATACCAATCTTTAATTTCAGTTGGTTTAGAATGAATCGAAACCGTCGTCATCAGATGCACCTTCTTCAATAATAGAAGATAGTTTTTGTCGTTGAGCAACAGTAAGTCCTAAACTTTTTAACAGACCATTTAATAATTGAACGTATTTAGGAATTTCAATTAGAAGTGGATTCTTGGTCATATTTGTAGCCCCAGCTTTATTGGTATGTGGCATCATAAAGTCTTGTGACCTCAATTCCTGACGCATTTTTCGGTAAATTTGATGGTTTTCAACATACAAATCGATTAAATAATCATCAGATTCCTGATATTGATCACCCAAAAATTCTATGATTTTCTTCTTAGTTGGAACTGCCATAATCCCTCACCACCTTTACTTTTTCTACATTTTAAAATCTAAAAACATCAAATCTGAAAAATAATAAGTTTTGTCGAATTTACCCCCTTTAAGCAAAAATTTTAGCTTTTTCACACAGGATTCCCCCGTCGCCGTCCCCCAAGGGGTCCGGCTCATTTTTTAGGGAAGGGGGGCTATAATTTTACGACATTAATATTTCTTCTTTGATATTTTTCTTCGCGAATTTTTTTCTTCGACGTTTTAATTCTCTTTTCATCTTCACCATGAACGCGATTGTGACACTCATGACATAAACTAATTAAGTTATCGATGTCTAATGCTTTATGAATATCATGTTCGACATATACTATATGATGAACAACATTTGCTGGTGTCATCTCATCGTACTTTTCTAAACAGTGTTGACATAAGTGATCATCACGTTCTAATGCAACAAGTCTTATCTTTTTCCATGCAGACTTCTTATAGAACCAGTCAAATTTCTGTTTCTTTCTGATATTACTCATATAAATCACTCCACAAAAAAAGAGGTCACAGCAATTAAGCCATGACCTCTTGTTACATCATTCCTTATATAAAGATTAACATGTTATAGTCAACATTTTGACCGTTTTTTGTTCGCTAAAAGTCCGTGAAAAGTTCGCCAAAAGTTCGCGAAATCAATCTTGTTTATCTAAGTATTTTACAAACTCATAAAAATGTTCTTTTATAATGTTGTCTACATGGAATGTTACTTTACCATTTTCAACAGACTTGTGTACTTCACCAACTCTTAATCTCTTCGTTGGTATACCCAATCCCACTCCTTTGCCCATTAACACTCCAATATCGTTATGCATTCCATTGAGTACATACTTTAAACTACCTTTGCCTGTTACACTTATGATATAAGATAAGTTATCAACGTAATCAACCTTTGATTCATATCCGACTTCAGCTAAAGGTTCAACCATATCTGTTAGTTTAGATCCTAAAGTGTCAAACAACAGTTTTAAATCATCTTTCTTCTGTACTTCATCTTTCTTTTCTTTCTCTCTTTCAAACTTAATTCGTTCAATATCATCTTCAAATATACTCACTGCACCCATCCCCCTAAATGTATTTGAGTTATTCATATCTAATATTGTGTATAACTCACTCATCTATTATAACCCTATATATATCAACACTTCTACAAGTTATCTGAAAATTAGTTATACATTAGTGATTTATGAATAACTCTGTACTATAATAAAGTAAAAAATATGAGAGGTGTCATCATGTCACATAACTTAGATTTGAATGATTTAGATGATTTAACTATCCATAATTTAATTAAAGAATTAAAAAATAGAAAAAACATTATTGATCCAAAAATTATTCAATCCCATTTTGGTAAAGTAGATGAAAGATGCTCCATTGTAAGCGACAACAACAAAATTAAATATACATTAAGGGTCTATAGAGGAAATAAAGAACCTAATAGGTTTACTGTATACATTTTCTTTAAGGAAACAACACATTGTTTAGTTAGAATTGATACATTGGCAGGCAGACATGTAAATCCTGATGGAAGTGTTGCACCTAAGTCTCATATGCATATTTACAACAATAAATACGAGAAAAAAGATTCTGTTGGAATTCCAATTGATATAAAAAAATTTCCAGTGATAGATAATCTTTTTGATGTCTACTCTAGTTTTTTAAAGTATACTAATATTAAATAATTCATTTGAAAGGAGGTACGTCAATGCTAAAGGCGGATGTATTAAAGAAAGATTATATTGAATGGTTTTCAAAAAAAATTGAATTTAAAAATCTTGAAGAGAACTTAGTTAGAATTGACGTACCTTTCCAAGACAACATGAATGATGATATAGTTTTTTATGCTGAACTAGATAGCAATACAGACACTATTATATTAACTGATGATGGCTATACATTATTCAACTTAGAATCTTCAGGCTTAAATATAAAAGGCAGCAAAAGAAGAAAGAAAATCTTCTTTGATAATCTAAGTTCTTATGGTGTAAACTTTAATCAAAAAACCGAAGAAATATATACTACTTGTAAAATAAAAGAATTTAGCGAAGTTAAACATAGATTCCTGCAATGTTTAATTTTTGTGAATGATATGTATTTATTAAGTGAGGGTAATGTTAAGCATATTTTCGCTGAAGATGTTGAAAGAGTACTAGATAATAACGAAATAATTTATACTAAAGATTTAAGTATCATTGGTAAATCAGGTATGACTCATAAATTTGATTTCTTGATATCTTCAACAAAGAATAAACCTGAAAAGTTTATAAAAACTATATCAAGTCCGAATAACTCAATGGTTATCAAAGCTCTTGTAACTGATGTCAATCAAGCTAAATTAGTTAAAAGAGAAAAGCCGAATAAAATTATCGCTATATTAAATGATAAAGAAAAAGAAATATCAAGCTCATCTGAAAATCTTTTAGAGGGTTCAGGAGTTTCATTTATTAAGTTTAAAGATCTTAATAAAAACATAGATTTATTGCGTAATAATGCATAAACCCACAGTTTAAACTGTGGGTTTATTTAATATACAAATTCAAAGTTAGTCATAGCTTCATCAATGCTATCTTGTGTTATTCCTATGTACTTCAATGTGATTGCTTCACTGCTATGATTAAATATCTTCTGCAGCGTAGCTACGTCTTTCGTTCCTTTGTAATAATGATATCCAAATGTTTTTCGCATCGAGTGAGTACCGATTGATTCCAGGTCAAAATAATCTGTTAGTTCTCTTAATATCTTATATGCCATATCTCGACTAATCGGCTTATTAAATCCCTGTCGTGACTTAATAATAAATTCTTCTGGTGGTTTCCCTTTTATAAAATCATTTAGCGGTCTTTTTAAATTCTTATGGATTACTATTTTTCTTTGTTTACCTGTCTTTTGTTCTCTTAATCGAATTGTGTTACCTTGCACAGAAGATACTCTTAATTGAAGTATATCTGATATTCTCAGACCACAGTATATCCCAATTAAGAATAATATATAGTTGCGTTCGCTCTTCTGTTTAAGATGTCTCTCAATTGCCACGATCATATCTGGATTACGAATAGGTTCTACAAAGTTCATTCTGCATCATCCTCCATATATTCATCTATGCCAAGATAAAAAGCTAAACGGATAATAGCATCATTCTTTACTTCATAGTATTTTGTTTTGCCGATACCTAAATCTGTATAGATTTCAAAGTCGATACCTCTTTCATCCTGAAGATATTTATTGACGATAATATACTTCTCATCAGGCTTTAAATTATCAACCGCTTCATGCACTCTTTTCAATAATACTTCTCTTTCTTTTAACATCTGTTCACGTTTAATATTCTTATCTGCACTAACCTCAATCTTATTAAGTCCTGATACTGTTGAAGGTGGAATGAAACTGAATGATTGCGTTACAGATGGCATACTTCTTAAAGGTAATAAGTTTAATAGTTTGTTATAGCGTTTGAATATACG